CTTCCTCCACAGCTAAGAGAAGCGTTAATGAAAAAATTAATCGGAAGAATAAATCTTAATGAAGATACTTCTAGAACGTATATAGATATCACTTACAATGATATAAGCCCTTTTGTTAGATATAAAGAAGTCAAACCGACCATACATAAATATGATATAGCATATTCATCGGGAACATTTATACATATTGCTGCTGATGAATGGAATACAGCAATTCATTTACCTGTAGAAGATTTTAGAAAAGCTAGTAAATCTGAAGTTTGGAACGATAGTAGAAAAATTATAAAGGCCATATGAATACAAACGATTTTATTGCTCAGTTAGACACTGCCGGTGGCTTAGCCCCGATGAACAGATTTATCGCACAGGTCTCTGCACCAACGGTGACCTCAAAACCAGCCGGCCTCGAATTTTTCTGTAATCAAGCTCCTTTGGGATCAAGAACAATAGCAACATCTGATTTGAAACATTATGGCCCAGTTCGTAAAATGGCTAGAGAAAATACTTATGCTGAATTTTCATTACAATTTATGATTACTAATGCATGGGAGGCAAGAAATTTTTTCATCCGATGGATGGATTTATGTGTTAGTCCTGAGTCTGCTAATATGAAATATTATAATGACTATAAAGGTGATATTAAGGTATTAGCATTTGATCAAAGTAATGAGTCCATTTCCAATGCAAAAGTCAAGCACGGGACTCATTATATGGATGTATTCCCTACAAATGTTGATCAGATTAATCTAGCATGGGACCAACTGAATCAACTCGGGCAATTTAATGTGAATTTTGTTTGTAGAAAATGGCAAAGTTTGGGAGCAGGCGCGAACCGCACCACTGAAACAGCATTGAGTGAAGATGCAGGATTTCAATAATGACTTTTGTAAATATAAATTTTTGATTTGGAGATATTATGGCTTTACCAGTAGTAGAAACACCTACCTATACAATTAAATTGCATAGTGTAGATAAACCAATAAAATATAGGCCTTTTCTTGTTAAAGAAGAAAAAATCCTATTAACGGCTCTTGAAGGTGGTGACACCGCAGATATTGTTTCAGCAACGAAACAAATTATTAAAAACTGTTGCCTTGAAGAAGATCTTGATACATCAGAATTACCATCATTTGATGTTGAAATGCTCTTTTTAAATCTCAGAGCCCGTTCAGTGGGTGAAGTAATTACAATAGGAATGAGACACCCAGGAGAAGAACCTGATTGTAAAGGTGTCACATCTGTTGAAATTAATTGTAATGATATAAAATTAGCTGTCAATGAAGATCATAAAGATTTGATTAAACTTAATGATACTGTTTCAGTACAATTAAGATATCCTGATATTGACAGAATGACAAGACCGGAAGGTGAATCTCAAATGGATTCTATCTTTCAAATTACTAAGGCTTGCATTGCTGGAATATATGATAAAGATGAATATCATGATATAAAAAATAGTACTGAGAAGGAACTAGAAGATTTTATATACAGTTTAGACCAAAAACAGTTTGGTAAAATTGTTGGCTATTTTAATACAATGCCCAAGCTCCGGCATAAAGTAAAGTTTAATTGTGAACAGTGTGGGAAAAGTGAAAGCGTAGTCCTGGAGGGGCTACAATCTTTTTTCGGTTAGCGCTCAGTCACAATACTTTAAGTAATTATTATAAGACTATTTTTGCTATAATGCAAAATCATAAGTGGAGTTTGACTGAGTTAGAAAACATGATGTGTTACGAAAGAGAAATTTATACAGCTTTATTAATAGAACATATAGAAGAAGAAAATCAACGCCTCGACGAGGAAAGAGCAAAACATGGCATCTGAAACTATAACAACAAAATCTGACCCTAAAGAACATAAAAATCGGCAAAAATGGCAAGAGGAAATGGCGAATGGCATAGAAGGCCAGGCGGACATTGCCAACCATATGATAGAGACATTGGAAAAAAACTATGAAAAAGACAAAGTGCAGGGGACGAACAATTATACCGCTTTAACCCGGCAATCCGGAATCCTTTTTGAGATCGAAGCCAACACATTTAAAACTGCCGATCTCTTTGCTGATTATCTTGACTTTATTAAAGACGTTGAACGAAAACGATTAGAAGCAGCAATGGAAGCAGCACGTCTAGCTAAAGATAAAGACAAAGGAGGTGGTGGACCAGGTGCAACCACAAAAATGGATGGAATGGGGTTTAGTTTAGGCGGTATTGCTGCAGGCTTAATTGGTGCATTAGGGGCAGGCGTATTAGCATTTAAAGATTCATGGGTAGGATGGTTTTCCGGAAAAGATGCTTTACCAGGCAAAGATTTAAAAAATGCACGAGCAGGATGGTTTCAAGGACTTAAAAAATTCTTTGGTTTTGGTGATGAAGCAAAAGATATTCCTAAAGCTAAAAGTAGTATGTGGTTTAATTTGAAAAAGTACTTTGGTTTTGAACAAAAATTTCCTGATCAGCTCACAAAAAATAAAACTGGATTTTTTGATGATGTAGCGAAATTTTTAAAATTTGGTGATGATGCGGAGGGTACAGCATCAATTAAAAAAGGAAACTTTACCAAAGCAATGAATAAAATGATGGCTTGGTCATCAGACAGCGGAAAACTAACTGACGCAGCAAAGACAAAATTCTTTAATACTCAAAATAATATGCTGAAGTGGATGGACAAAGCTGAAGATTTGAGTTTGGCAGATAAGCAAAAGTTTTTGAAAAAACAATCAAAAATGTTAACATGGATGGCAGAACATACTGATGGTATGGACAAGTCTAAATTAAAATTTTTAAAAGATCAAGCTAAAATGTTAAAATTTGCTGAAGGAGCAGAGGGGCTATCCGATGCAGCAAAAATAAAGTTCTTGAAAAAGCATGCTAACATATTAGATATCGGCGATGATGTAGTTGATGCCGCGAAAGTTGGTAAAGATTCTTTCTTTGCAAAACAATTAAAAATGTTAGGTTTGGATCCAAAAGATCTTGACGGAGTTGAATTACGAAAACAAGGTATGTTTTCTAAATTGAAATCTAAAATATTTTCTATAGCCGATGAGTCTGTTGAAGCTATATCTAAAGCAAAAACTGGCTTTGGTACAAAGTTCGGATCATTCTTTAAAATGCCAATGTTTGAAGAAGGCAGTACTTTAATGAAAGTTAAAACTGGATTCTTAACAGCTATCGATAATATCTTTGGTACTATGTTAAAAATTACCAAAGGATTTTTCAAATTAGTAAATGTACTTAATTTTGGAGCACTTGGATTTTTAAATGCGGAAGCTTTAGCTCATCCAATAAAAACATTTGATTCTTTTAAAGCATCAATTGGCAAAGCATTTGGCCCGAAAGATGGTATCTTCACAAAAGTCGCGAGCACTTTTAAAGCCATTCTTTCACCTTTAACTGATTGGATTAAACCCTTAAAAGACGTTCTAAAATTTGTAGGTAAAATTGCAAAAGTTATTGGCAAAGTGTTTATTCCTATTGGATTCCTTTTTTCCGCATTTGATGTAATAACAAGTATTATAGATGGATATAAAGAGGGTGGTATTACAGGCGCAATAGGGGCCGGTATAGAGTCTGTATTCGATGATGTATTGTTTGCTATACCAAACTTATTAGGTGAAGCAGTTGCTTGGATATTAAAGAAATTTGGTTTCAAAAATGCAGTAGAATTTATTGATAAAAATCTAAGAGATAAAGATGGAAATTTTTCTTTATTTACTGGTATGAAAAAACTCTTTACTATGGCGGTTGACGCGCTTTATGAAAAAGTTATAGACCCTGTTATGGAATTCTTTAAATCAATTCCTCAGATGATTGCAGGAATGATGATGGATTTAGGGGTACCGAGTTGGGTTACGAAAAAATTATTTTCTGATAAGACTGTAGAACGGGCATCAATGGAAAGAGATGATCCCGCAGCTTACAAAAAAATGATACAAGCTGAAAAAACTCAGAAAAAGTTAGCGCAGGAGTTGGAAGATAAAAAACGAGCATCCGCTTCAGTTGTCCAGGACAATAAACAAACAACAGTTAATAATACTAAAAATGTTGTCGCGAACAACCGAGCGAGTGCGGATAGTAATAAGGATTCTTTAAAGAAGACTTAAATTACTCTTCTTCAGCTAACTTGGCGAAATAAGAAAGAGTATCCCCTTCTCCATTATCAAGATTACCTTGATTCACATTGCCAACTTGAGAAGCTTGTGCTTGTTGTTGCACTGGAGGCCTATTAGGAACTCCACCATCAAATGGTATACTAGTATGATCAACTGTGCCAATTACGGTATCTTCAGCTCTCTGCATATTAGGATCAATTCCTCTCCCAAGAACTTTATTTAACCGTGAAGCCAATTCTTCATAAGATTTAAAATTATCTGGCTTCAAGAAATCTTGAAGAGAATATTGTTGTTTCCAAACCTTTTCCATATCTTCATCATCGTCTGACATTGGAGTAGGCGCCGCAAATTCAGCTTTGTCATAATTAGTAAAGCCTTCTACTTTGCGAATCTTCAACTTGAAATTTGCACCTTCCCAAAAATCAAAAGGATTGACTGGTGATTCATCTTCAAACTGTGGGTTCATTTGATCATTAACTTTGTCAAAAATCTTTTTTCCGAATTTGAACAGAAAAACTTTTCCTTCATTTTCAGGACGTTTTGCATCTTCAACGACCCTGATATTTGCGAAATATGTTAACCGTCTTTTTTGTTTACGAACAATATCTTTATTCGCTTCTACACCAGTAGCCCAAAGACCTGAATTATATTCAGCACAGGGATCCTTTTTACCAAGAGTAGTAAGACTGTTTTCAATATACCATCCACCTGGACCTTGAAATCCATGATTGAAAACACGGACCCATGGAAGGTCTTCTCCCTCAATAGGGGGTAAGAATCTGATAACTGCATAACCGTTACCAGCTTTATCCAAGTCGGCTTTCCAAAACCGTTCATCTACGCCAAAACCTGGATTGTTGATTTTATTAAGCTCTTCGCTGAGGTGGCTTAATGAGGAACCTCTTTTCTTTTTCATATCTGCAAACGACATATTTCTCCTTATATCTGCTTTGTTTCGTTGTATAACGTTTTATTCACTGATTCATAATATTACTATATTATAACGCATTCTTTACGAAATGTCAAGAACTTTTTTCAAACTTTTTCTGCTTGCGGCAAGTTCATGTGTAAAGAACGGCTTATATTTCATACACTTCTTATAGTAGTCCGGCCACACTATTGTGTCCTGCATATCTCTATTAAATTTGGGTATGAAATGTAAAATATCATCTAGGATGATAAAAGTTTCAATGTTTATTTTTCTCGCTAAAGCATAGCAAAGTATAGGTGGATGTTGTCCATCTAATACATCAAATAAATCATTGAATTTATTCGAATCATCTGACATGATGTCCGAACAATCTTCGCGAAAAATATATTGTAAACTTTCAATACGTTTTCGCCAGTCGCGGTAGGTTGAAACACACTTTTCACCAAAAGCATCCCCTATCCACATATTTATATCGTTTAAAAAATTAGATACTAGGAAATCTCTTAATTCAGGATCAGGATATTCCCGGGATAATTTTTTAAAGAAAAATCTCTCTCTTCTTTTATTAAAAGATTCTAGTGTAACATTACATTTCCCATTGTATTTGAAATAATCATAATCAGATGTGAAATGTAATTTCAGAGCTGTATAAGTACTATAGCACTCGAATTCATTCATTGTTTATAACTTCCACCAAATTCCAAATAATATTATAATAATTATAACTTGCTGAATAGCAAGAATGGTGTGATACCAAACCCATCTCGTTTCATAATTTTTATCTCGTTCTAACTCGACTTTTGTTTTTCCCTCTTTAATTCGAGGCAACCAAATATTTTCCCAATTTTTTTTAACTCTCTCAAACATTGATAGGCAACTTTGATGTGGTAGGTATGAAATTTAAATCTTCCGCTTCTTTTCGTAGAATCCGTTTTAAATCTGTAGATATTAAAGACGCAGCCGTTTCATATTCTAATTTATTTGATTCACAATAATATAAAATAGCGTCCATTACTGGCATTGTAATTGATAATTCCCGAACATCTAAATTAAATGTTTCCGGAGTTAACATTTTTATCATAGAAGTATTTACATTAACTTTTTTCGCCATAGTCTCCATCATATTTATGTAATGATTCTGCTTTTGCTATAACTAAATGAGCAAATCTAGTATTAGGTTTAACAGTTGTTTCTCCTCCAAGATTATATAAAGTTGCCCCTGCATAATCTTTAAAGCCTGAATCATAAATTGAACTAACAATTAAAACACCATTTCTATTAAAAGTGCTTCTGCCAAGAACAAGAGCAATTTCGTCCTCTGCTATTTCTACTTGTTGATTAGATTCTATCTCAAAAACCTCACCTAGACCTAAAACATAGTTACCATTTTCATCGACCTCTTGTTCTATTAATTTTCTATGTTCTTTTTTATCTTCGTCTATGTGCATTGGTCCTCGACCAATTTTAAATATCTTGTTAATTCGTAAATCAACAGTATTTGGTTGAATCATTGTATCATCGATATTTGTTACCTTAGTAGAGGCATTCACGGGATGTATAAACATTATTCTCCAAAATGATAAGGATTTTCTTTTGTTTTAAATTTCCACTTTTCTTCTAAAACACCAGTTCCATAATCTAACTTCCACATTATATTTGGTACTACTGGTGTTGATCCTTCAAACTTAGTTGAAGAAAAAGAAGCGCTGTCTTTAAACAAAGGACTAATTTCGTTGCGAAAAACATATATTTGATTTTCATGATACATCATACAAGCAAATGTACCATCTACTTCATTTAGATCTTCATTTAATGCTTGATCAAATAACCATTCCGTATCCCAATCACCTTCAAATTTTCCTTCTTTAATAATACCATTATGCCACAAATATGATTTGTCTTTTTCAGCAGGATGGATAAATCTACCTGTTGCTAAATCAGTATTATTAACTTCTTTTGATGTTGGGGCTTGTTGATGTACTACACAATAATCCCAATTTCCATCCAATAAATCTAAATCTAAAGGTCCATAAGATTTTGTTTGAGATTTAAGATGTATACTATCATCAGCATACAAAAACTGTGAAACTGAATGTGATTCCTCGCCTCGATACCTATTTAGTTCTACCAACTTTAATAGAACATCTTTACTTTTACTTGCAGAAATACTACACATGCCAATCTATCTCCTTTTGATATGGAATTGGGTCCGGATCACCAATATTCATAAATGCCTTAATACGTTCACTACATGAAGGACATACCCCACAACTTTTTCCTTCTACATCCGGATCATAACAAGTTAAAGTATGTTGTAATAAATTGTATGTTCTTAATTCTTTACAAATTTTAAGTTCTTCTGTTTTGCTCAATAAAGAAAACGGGGCAATAATTTTTGTTTTAAATGTTCTATTTAAAACAGTGATCTCATTAAGTGCATCAACAAAAGCTTGACTAGTATCCCAATAACCATATTCATCATGAACTTGAAGACCACAAAAAATATATTCCGCCTTTACCACTTCTGCAAAAGCACAAGCATTACTCAATAACATCATATTCCTAAATGGAACATATGTTACGGGTTGAGGATCTCCTAATACTTCTTTAATGTCCGGCATATCAATATCAGTACCAGATATATTTGCACTAATAGGTTGAACTAATTCTCCAAAATAACCAATATCTAATTGTTTATGAGCCACGCCTAATTCTTGACATAATTCTCTTGCTTTTCCACATTCAGCTACTTGTTTTTGTCCGTAATTAAATGTTAAAGCAAATACTTTTTCTGGTCCATAATGACGAGCCAACATCATTGTAACAATAGAACTATCCATGCCGCCTGATAATATAACGGCGACGTTATTTTCAATCTTTGGAAGTTTATTTCTAGCCTCACGTAAATTCATATTAACCTTCTTCAACATTCTTGATTAATCTTTCAAGATACCATTTTGATTTTTTCAAATCTTCTAATTGCTTTTCTTTATTTTCATAACCCTTTTCCGTTTTCTTACCAGCTCGTAATACATACTTAACAATATTACCACGATGAAAATTTAAATCAAACGCTTCTATAACATCAATTGCTTCTAAGTTAGTATTACTTTGATAATGGTCGGGATCTATTTTATTAGCCATGCGCTCCTAATTATATCTCATATTTGTAATAATTCAAATTCTTTGGATATTTTCTTTCGCGAAATTTAGCAGAACGTCTTTCGGCGTTAAAACCAATTCCTGTAACAATTTCTCTGAAGGTATCAACATTATAATATAAAAGATCTAAATTAATATCTTCTTCTTTCATATTATAAACGGAATCAAATGTTGATTTCGGTTTTTGTGTCAATCCATGAATACCTGCATAAGGGGTACCATCTAATGCTGACATCACTGGATTAGAAGTATCTATACTATGAATCCAGTCATATTTCCTATAATGCGCAAACTCTCTTGCCTGCCAGGTTCCCAATAAATGATGTCTGTATTCTTTCCTGATACATTCTCTATCCATTTTCTCAAGTAATTTAATTCTTTCATTTGCTTGAAGAGTTGGATCTTTGTCTTGCCAAGAATAAACAAAAGGAATGCCAATAATTGGCCAAAGCTGTCCTCCTCCAGCTTTTTCTTCACCATATTCAATAAATGCATTATAACATTCAATCATTTCATCTGGTGTAGATCCTTGAACAACCGGCATAGCATGGGTAGAAGTAATGGGATAATCATTAGCAAATTCAAGAGACCTTTCCAATGTTCTTTTTTTATCTCCAAGAACATCTGGTAAGACAACATAGTTTGGTTCTAA